ACATCAAGTAATTTGGTATAAGTTTATATAATGCTTTACAAAAGCATCGCAATGTAGTATTATGATACATTAATGCGGGATTAGTTTAGTGGTAAAACAGCAGATTTCCAATCTTCGGTCATCAGTTCGATTCTGATATCCCGCTCCATCCGCTACAAAGCGGGAGTAGCTCAGTTGGTAGAGCGCTACCTTGCCAAGGTCGAGGTCGCCGGTTCGAACCCGGTCTCCCGCTCCATTAAATTATTGGAGTTATTATGAATGTATTAGTTTTGAAGTTAATCACCAATGAAGAAGTTTTAGGTGAAATCGAATCGGAATCCGAAACAGAATTTGTTTTGCTTAATCCAGTTGGTGTTGCCATTGTACGTGGCAAAGATGGCCAACCTAATGTCGGATTCTCTCCATTCCCTCTCCACGCTGAACAAAAAATAGGTACCACTATTGCCTTTGCTAAGAAGCATGTAGTATACTCCTATGTTCCACAAGAAGATTTTGTTAAGAATTATGATCAAATCTTCGGTACTGGATTGATTGTTCCATCAACACCAAAAATAATTACGGGTTAATTTGAGTTCCTTCTATACAAATGTACAAAGCTTCGGTAATAATATTCTTTATCGAGGCATTAAAGATGGTAAGAGAGTGAAAGAGAGAATTGAATACTCTCCTTCACTTTTTCTGCCTTCCAAAAAAATCACCAATTTCACTTCACTAGAGGGTGATTATCTCGATCAAAAAATCTTTGGTACCATTCGTGAAGCCAAGGATTTTATCAAACAATTTGAAGGCGTTTCCAATGCCCTTAAAATCTATGGTCAAAATCGATTTGAATATGCCTTTATTGCCGATCAACATCACGGTATGGTTGATTATGATTTTGATAAATTACTAATCGCTGTAATCGATATTGAGGTAGGTTCTGAGAATGGATTTCCTGATCCATATAAAGCAGATGAACCTATCACAGCCATTTGTATCAAATATCTCAATGGTGAAACTTATGTGTTTGCCTGTGGTGATTATGTAACTCAAGGTTCCGAAATCTATGTGAAATGTAAAGATGAATATTCTTTATGTAAACAGTTTATGTACTTATGGACAGGCAAAACACCTGATATTCTAACAGGTTGGAATACCAAGTTCTTTGATGAGCCTTATATCATTAACAGATTCAAAAAGATTCTTGGTGATGATGCTACCAAAAAACTATCTCCTTGGAATTATATCTCTGAAAGAAAGACCATGGTTAATGGTCGGCCATTGATTGCTTATAATTTGATGGGTATCGAATCACTCGATTATATTGAACTCTACAAATGGTATGCTCCTGGTGGAAAGTCACAAGAGTCCTATCGTTTAGATGCCATTGCTCAAGTTGAATTGGGTGAAGGTAAAATCTCGTATGATGAATTTGATAATCTTCATGCTCTATATCGTTTGAACTTTCAAAAGTTTATTGAATATAACATTAAAGACGTTGAACTCATTATCAAACTGGAAGAAAAGTTAAAGTTACTTGAATTAGGAGTAACTCTGGCTTATGATACCAAAACAAACTTTCAAGATATCTTTGCTCAAACTCGTATGTGGGATTCAATGACATATGCTTATCTCCTTGAGAAGGGCATCATTGTTCCTCCAAGAGAAGTAAAAGAAAAAGATGGAATGTTTGAAGGTGCATATGTTAAAGAAGTTCAAGTTGGCAAGCATGATTGGGTTGCCTCATTTGACTTGAATAGTTTGTATCCACATTTAATGATGCAATATAACATTTCACCTGAAACATTAATTCAACCTGAGAATTATACAGATGATATGCGTGAGATTCTTTCTTCTGGTGTAAATGTTGAGAAAATGTTGAATAAACAGGTAGATACTTCCAAACTACAAAATGCAACACTAACACCTAACGGTCAATTCTTCCGTACAGATATGCAAGGTTTTTTATCTAGAATGATGGAAGAAATGTATGAAGATCGTAAGAAGTTTAAAAAGTTAATGTTACAGGCAAAACAGGAATATGAAAATGAAAAAGATACAACCAAACTCTACGAAATCGAAAAACGAATTGCCAAATACAACAACATCCAACTGGCGAAAAAGGTTTCCCTCAATTCTGCTTACGGTGCTTTGGGTAGTCAGTATTTCCGTTTCTACGATTTACGGATGGCTCTTGGTGTCACGACTGCCGGTCAATTAAGTATTCGTTGGATAGAAAATAAACTTAATAGTTGGATGAATAAACTATTAGAATCAGATAAAGATTATGTTATTGCTTCCGATACCGATTCAATCTATTTAAAACTTGGCCCAATCGTTGATAAGTTTGCACCTAATAAATCTACTCTACAAACGATTGAGTTTATGGATAAGATTTGTAAAGATAGGATTGAACCATTCATTACCAAATCATATGAAGAATTGGCCAAGTATGTTAATGCCTATGACCAAAAAATGGAGATGAAACGAGAAGGTCTTTCCGATAAAGGTATTTGGACGGCTAAGAAACGATACATCCTAAACGTATATAACAATGAAGGTGTGCAATACAAAGAACCACAGATGAAGGTGATGGGTCTGGAGATGGTTAAATCATCCACTCCTTCTGCTATCCGTGAGAAGATGAAAGAGTCCATCAAACTAATGTTAACTGGTTCGGAAGATGATATCCATGGGTTTATTAAAAGCTTCAGAGAAGAATTTAAAAAACTACCACCGGAAGAGATATCTTTTCCTCGGGGCTTGAATGGATTGAATAAATACTCAGATGCCGCCACACTATACAAATTGGGTACACCCATTCATGTTAAAGGCGCAATCCTATACAATACTTTTATAAAAAATAATAATCTAACAAAAAAGTATCAGTTGATTCAAGAAGGTGAAAAGATTAAATTTACGTATCTGAAGATGCCTAATCCGCTCAAAGATACGGTTATATCTTATCCTTCTAGGTTACCTAAAGAATTGAAGTTGCAGGACTATATTGACTATGATACACAATTCGACAAGGCTTTTTTGGAACCAATTAAGATTATATTAGATTGTATGGGTTGGAGTACAGAGAAGGTAAGCACACTAGAGGACTTTTTTTCATGACATACTTAACGCTGTTATCAGCACTACTATTATCAGGCATTGCTGCCTACTATTCAGTTATTGGATTAGCAGCAATTTTCACCGGCGCATTTTGGCCAATCGTTTTCATGGGCTCGGTCCTTGAAATGAGTAAACTCGTAACCGCATCTTGGTTATATCGTAATTGGAAAACAGCACCATTTTTGTTAAAATCATATTTAACTTGTGCCGTCATCATCCTTATGTTTATTACAAGCATGGGTATTTTTGGTTTCTTATCCAAATCACATATTGATTCTACACTAGATGCTGGTGCCAATTCAGTTGAAATTAAAAACCTAAATCAACAAGAAAAAGTGGCCAAAGAAAGATTGGAATATTTGTTAGCTCGAGCCAAGGATCCATCAACGGCAAGTAATCGCTTAGATAAACAAATTCAAGAAACTCAAAAAGAATTAAAGGATGTTAATAATAGAAAGTTGCCACTATTGCGTGAAGAGAATAAATTAACTGCTGAAGTTGGTCCTATTAAATATGTTGGTGAGTTGGTATATGGCCACGATGATGATAATGCTATTGATAAAGCGGTTCGTTTGGTAATAATGATTATTATGGTTGTATTTGATCCATTAGCTGTGTTATTATTAATAGCGGCAAATATGTCCTTGACCGGCAATAAAAAAGAAGGTGCTCTTATTGTAAATGATGGTGAGATTGTTGGCTTGGTACCAGAAGAAGATTCTGGCGTTAAAAAGTTTTTTGAGAAAGCTAAAGAAGTTGCCAAGAGCATTGACGCTGGCACGTTTAGTAAAAAAGAAGAAGATAAGGTACACATCGATAAACAAAATTTGGCATCGATGGAAGAAGAACAAGGTGAATCACAAGTTGTGGTTGAACACCATGAGCATGTTCCTGGAGTTTATACAGAACACCACATTAAAAACAATAGCACCACAAATCGCCGTAAAAAAAAAATTAGGAGACCACCTCAATTAAAATCAATTGAACCTAATTATGATTATGATGCTGAGTACGCATTTAAAGAAAACAAAAAAGAAGATTAACTGAAAAGGTAAATTATGAGTATACTTGATAAAATTAAAAAGAATAGTTCGATTAAAGAATCGGCTATACTATCTAAATCAAAATTCTTTACAAATAAAGATATGATTCCCACCTCGGTGCCCATTATCAATGTGGCACTTTCTGGTCGTTTGGATGGTGGCTTAACCCCAGGTGTTACTATGTGGGCGGGGCCATCCAAACATTTCAAGACCGCCTTTTCCCTACTAATGGCCAAATCTTACCTGGACAAATATGAAGATGCAGCGTTATTATTTTATGATTCTGAGTTTGGCACTCCGCAATCTTATTTCGATTCTTTTGGAATTGACACCAATCGTGTGCTTCATACTCCTATTACTGATATTGAACAATTAAAAGCCGATTTAATCCAACAAGTTACTCAACTTGAACGTGGTGACCATTTGATTATTGTTATCGATTCTATTGGTAATGTGGCATCAAAGAAAGAAGTTGATGATGCACTTGAAGGTAAAACTGTTGCTGATATGACTAGAGCAAAAGCGATGAAGTCAATGTTTAGAATGGTTACACCGCACTTATCAATTAAAGATATTCCATTGGTCGTAGTTAATCACACCTATATGGAAATTGGTATGTTCCCTAAAGCGATTGTTGGTGGCGGCACCGGTTCTTATTATTCAGCTGACAACATCTTCATTCTTGGCCGTCAACAAGAAAAAGAAGGTACTGAAGTTGTCGGTTATAATTTTATTATTAATGTGGAGAAATCACGTTATGTTAAAGAAAAGTCTAAAATTCCTGTTACAGTTCGTCACGATGGCGGCATTAGCCGCTGGTCTGGCTTACTTGATATTGCTCTTAGTTCAGGTCATGTTGTTAAACCAACCAACGGTTGGTACAGTAAGGTGGATTCGGACGGTGTTGTAGAAGATAAAAAATACCGAATTAAAGAAACTGATACTGCTGAATTTTGGTTACCAATTCTTAAAATGAAATCTTTTCAAGATCATGTAAAAGATACTTACCAAATTGCTTCTGGTAACATCATGCAAAATGACATTGAAGAAACATTTGAAGTGGAGACAACCAACGGAGTTGAAAATGATTGAAGGCCTTGATTATTGTTACATCTATCCAAAAGAAGATAAAGAGTTGGTACACGTCAAAATTTTGGATGGTAAATATAAAGATACTGTTTTCAAATATGGTAGAGTTGGATTTGAGGAAAAGAATGATCAGGTCCATTTACAATTCAACTTTAATGTGTTAGAATCTACTGTATTGGAACCAAAGGTATTGGAAAAAACTAATGATTTTAAAAATTACATCGGTGACTTGCTTGTTGAAATCATGTCATCCAACATTGAGCAGGAAATAATTGATGAAACTGGAACAAGCTATACTCAAGAACCTCATCTATAACGAGGACTATTTAAGAAAAGTATTACCTTTTATTAAAACTGATTATTTCTCGGACAGAACCGAGAGGACACTATTTGATGAAATTACATCATTCACGGAAACTTACAATAATCCACCTACGATTGAAGCGCTTAGCATTGCCGTCAAAGAAAAGACCAATCTCTCAGATGATGAAGTTCAGAGATGCGAAAGTTATCTTACGGAAATTGAGGCTAATCGCCAAGAAAAAGCCGAGGTTCAATGGCTTATTGATAAGACCGAAAAGTTTTGTCAAGAGAAAGCCATATACAATGCAGTATTGGGGGCTATTTCAATTCTCGATGGTAAGGACAAAAGTAACGACAAAGGCGCTATTCCCTCTATATTATCGGACGCTTTGGCCGTTTCATTCGATACCACAGTAGGCCATGATTACTTAGAGAACTCAGATGAACGATATGAATTTTATCACCGCAAAGAAGAACGAATCCCCTTTGATTTGGAATATTTTAACAAAATTACAAAAGGAGGATTACCTGCCAAAACCCTTAATATTGCTCTTGCTGGTACTGGCGTTGGTAAATCTTTGTTTATGTGTCATGTTGCTGCCGGTGCTATGGTTCAAGGAAAAAATGTGTTATATATTACACTTGAAATGGCTGAAGAAAAAATTGCCGAAAGAATAGACGCAAATCTATTGAATGTAACGCTTGATGATTTGATGGATTTACCAAAAGATATGTATGATAAAAAGGTTGCCAGAGTGCGTGAAAAGACCACAGGTAAACTTATCATTAAAGAATATCCAACAGCATCAGCTTCCGTAACTCATTTTAGGACTTTATTAAATGAACTTAACCTCAAAAGGTCTTTTATTCCTGACATTATCTTTGTTGATTATCTTAACATTTGTTGTTCGAGTAGGATTAAAGCTGGTGCAAATATTAACTCTTACACCTACGTCAAATCCATCGCAGAGGAACTTAGGGGTCTTGCAGTTGAATATAATGTTCCTATTGTATCTGCTACTCAAACTACGAGGAGCGGATTCACATCGAGCGATCCAGGCTTGGAGGACACGAGTGAGTCGTTTGGGTTGCCTGCAACCGCCGACCTGATGTTTGCGTTGATTTCTTCCGAAGAATTGGAAGAACTTGGCCAAATTATGGTTAAACAATTAAAGAATCGATATAATGATCCGACACACTATAAGAGATTTTCTATTGGTGTTGATAGAGCAAAAATGAAACTATTTGATATTGAACAATCAGCACAGATTAATATTGCCGATTCTGGTCAACCACCTATTGGTGCCTTCAATAAAATTCAACCAAGTAAGAAATTTGAGGGATTTAAAGTATGACCTTGACTAGAGAAGAAGCCTTATATTGTGCCAATGCTTTCAAAGAATACTTTAGTGATTTTGGAAGCATTGAACAATACATGCGTGATGAAAAAATTAAATCACTTGAAAGTCTACCATCATCTTTATTTCCACCAGAAGATGATTTGTTTTCTGATTTCACTATGCACCCAAATGATATGGATATTGAGGTGTGTGAAATACCAAATGAAACATGGGAAACATTAATTGCCATTACTTCATCACATATTAATAAGGCGCCAGTTGGTAGAAATATTCAATTGGCCGTCAGAGAAAAGAAAACGGAAAAGATTCTAGGATTCATTCGTTTAGGTTCACCAGTAATCTATATGAAACCCCGAAACGACTTGCTTGGACAGGTTTGGATTCAAAATCCTGACACTTCCAAACGATTCAATGCCTCAACAATTATGGGTTTCGTAATTGTACCATCTCA